ACGATTACATGTCCGAAATGTCAAACACATTTTTCTTCAATGGTGAACATGTATAAGAAAGCTTATCCCAATTGGCTCAATAGTCGGTATGATTTTTTCCTATTTGTTTGTATAGCACATAATACAGTAAACAGACGCTTAGATAAACCTATACTTCCAACAATAGCCGACTGTTTAAAAACATTTCAATCGAATGTTAAAATTACATCTCCAGCAAACTATCGCCAGAGTTATTTAACATACCTAACACGAATTTGGTCACAGGAACAATCAGGTGAGAGTTTTATGCGACTAGCATCTGTTCGTGAAATGAAAAAGATTAATGATCAGTATTGGATTCCTCGTGAAACCGATGTAAATACAGTTGTTTTTTTAGCCGATGCAGATGTTACTCAGCCAATTATGCAGGATCCTAAACACTATTCGCCATCTCCTGCTATCCCTCTATTTGTAAGCAATCCAAATATGCACATCGGATTTAAAAACGGGAGACTGAGGTTAGGGACTCGCTAGGATTCCATGGGAGAGAAATATACGGATCTACTTCCCATTCATGACGCTTTAACCACGGAGCTCGTGTTTCAGTATATACTTCATCTTTAAAGATTCGAATCTTTTTTGCATCTCGCAGTGACTTAGATGGCAGGATAAACTGAAGTTGATTTGTGATAGAATAATTCAAATCTGATGTACAAACTTCTTCCGATTCATCGTATTTCATAATGTCTGTAATAAGAGGTGCTTCAGGATATGGATAGTACCAAGACCAATTCGTAGGCATCCCATTCATAAAATACGAAAGTGTCCAGTGAAATGTTTTCCAATATGCATCCACAACTGGTTGCATATCGGTAACACCATCAAGTACATGTAGACCATACTTGCGAGAAAAGTTTGATTGTTCTTTTCCAAGAACGGCCTTTTCTTCAGGTCGTCGTCTACGTGTAATCATATCTTTGAGAATTACCATTTCTTTCGAAGCACAATATTCCAAAAAGTCAGAACGTCCTTCAAATGTCAACAAATTTGGACTTCCTGATTCTTTATAGAACTGCAGTGCTCGTTCATATCCACCTTCACGCAATGAAAATATTCCCAAATGAGGCATGAAATCATTACCAAAACACATAATTGAGAGGGCAATATATTGATCAATTTGAAGAGGAACTTGAGTCAGCAGCTTTTGAATATTCAAACTAGCAAATTCGGCACTTGCTAGTTTAGGATCATTGAACTCTGAGCTTTCACGAAGTAGAGACATTTTAGATGACATGTGACAATGCTTCAAGCAAATAAGAATTAGATCAGCATCGAGACCATAAATGCAAACTGTTTTACGTTCGCTTTCCTGTATATTCTTCAAACTCAAAAATAGCTTATGTTCTCCTTCGCCAGGCAAAAGTGTTGAGCTAATATCTACAAAAGGAAACCGTGTCCGCAATCCAGATTCCAAATCCTTCATATAAGGTGTTCCAGGTGAAATTTGATTACGATCAAATGATTCAGTAGTATCCTTTGCTCGCATGCGTCGATACCGTTGCTGTACAATTTTTGCATACGGAACTAATCCATCCATGGCTACCAATACCTTTTTAGCCTTGCAAATATGAGTCATGATGTATTCAAATGATGTAAGAATGGAACCAACGGGATCCTCTTCTTTCAAATATCGATGAATTAAACAATTAAAATCAATTCCCAAAACATCAACTTCAAGCGGACAATTCTTTTTAACTGTATCTACAATTCCTGCATGAGACTTTAGTAAGCTAACAAAATAAAAAGGAATACCCATTAAAAACCTTACTTGTTTTGTGTTAAAACTTGCTACATGTTGTTGTAGCCGGACCGACACTTTCGACACGAGCAGCCACCACCGTGAACTGACTCATCGTCCATCTGAAATGCAATTCCCTTAGAATAGCAGCAGTCCTCGCAACGACAATCGTTTTCGTGAATTGAAACCTCATCATCCAGTGGAGGCATGTCATCATTCTCCGGATTCACCTCAACTGGTGAAGCGGGAAGATCATCTGCGATCTTCGGACCAGACCGAATTAGGTTGCGCGGAACACCCTTATCATAGTAGTGAAGCATGATCTCGCGCCAGCCGTAGTAGAATCCCTCCATGTTACGAACCGTAACGCGGAAGCGATATCCGCCAAGTGGGCGGTCGCCATTGAACATCTCGTCAAGAAGATAGAGAAACTCCGGGCGATCGATCACATGATCGAGAGTCACTCGAGAGTTGTGAGTCATCTTCTTGCGTCCGTTATAACCATAAATCCCAATCTTGAGATCCCACGGATTTTCATATGTAGTACATACCTGTTTCAGCCTCTCAAAGATCGAATCCATGTTGATGATCTGCTTGATATGCTTTAACGCCTTAGGTGTATTATCTTCAATAACCTTCATATTCAGTGCATGCTCGCGGTACGAAACAGCTGAACGAAGATCGAGCAGTTTGTCTACTGAGAAGGCCGCCATTCTGTACTTTTATAATTCGTAGTAGCACTCGATATTAAATCCGTTTTCAGAATAAATGTGGTACCTTTGGATAATACCGATTCTTCTTGCAATTGTATATGCGTATTCTGTTTCGTCTACTATCAAAGTAGCGTCCAAGCCGTGTAATACTTGTCCCAAACAAGAAACTCCTCTCGCATACTAAATAAATGTCTGCATGCGGTAGTAAATCAATGCTCGGTGGTCGTAAGATAACGCGTAAGGCTTACACGGCCCATCGCCGTGGCAAGACAGTTCGCGTTCATTCCCGTCGTATTCATGATGTAGGTGCGCCTGGTAAGTGGGCGTCTTTACATGGTCCCGGCATTGGTCCTCTAAAGGAAGGTTCGCTTGGCAAGGTAGGGTATTCGGAGATGCGTTCGAAAACTGCTCGTCACTCTGCTCTCAAGAAGGCCGTTAAGAAGTTTGGCCCTCTTTCCACGTTCCGTAAGTTACAGGCGGTTGGCACATACACCAAGCGTACGTCCAAGAACAAGAGTAAGCGTTTTCTCGCCGATCGCGACTGGGTAAAGAAAACATATATGTAAAATATAAATGGACTTTGTAGCAGTTATCTTATCGGTTCTTCTATTTGCAGCTTTTGTTCCGGGTGTTCTCGTAACTCTACCGAAGGGTGGCAGTAAGGCGACTGTTCTACTTGTTCATGCTGTTCTTTTCGCCGTAGTCACTCACTTTGTCATGCACTATTACTGGACCTACCGCGAGAGCATGTCTAATTATGGTGGTGTATGCCCCAATGGATATGTACTCGGCATGTCAAAGACTGGTGTCGAGGATTGTGTGCCGACCGGACATGCTACATATGGACCCGGTGCTCCCAAAGCAAAAACTGAGTAAGTAATAAATGTGGGTAGCTATCCTTCTAAAGGTCGTGTTGTTTATGTTATTTGTTCCTGGTGTACACTTTAGCATCCCGCCGGGTGGTTCTCTTCGTGAACAGGCTCTTCTTCACGGTCTAGTATTTGCGGTTGTAAATTACTATGTTTACTTATACATTCGTCCCATGCTAGAAGGTTTTGGTAATCCCGATACACGTATAAGTGCTCCGTGCCCTCCTGGTTACAAGCAGTGCGGTTCGGGTGACTGTGTTCTAGCTAGTGATAAACACGGTCCGTGCCCGGAAAGTGCTTCTGAGGAATAAACATTTAATAGTAACAAAATGCAACTTCGTATTAAGATTCCGACTAATAGACGTTCCAACACATCTAGCTATAAAGCAGATGTGTTGAAAAGATCTCGGATATCCAAATTGAATGAACAACAACTACTTGCATATAGACGAATTCAAGGTCAGCTTGATGGAACATTTCCTCCGAGACCGCCTACACAATATATTAAAAACGAATTTATTTCTGATCCATTTGGATCATTTTAAAATGGATTGGAAGTACGATTCAGATGGTGATATTATTATGGACTGTGGAGACGATGATGATGAGTAATTGCTGATTCTAACATTTTTTGTGTTTCTTTAATTTCTTTGAGTGCATTATCAAGTGATTCCTTAACTAGGAAACTTGATTGCGCCCTGATAAGATGTACCGTTGTATGCTGTATTTGACGGCTCGCTTTTGAAATAAGTTCGTACGTTATTCCAGAAACTTTCTTCATGCATATAATTGAGAATATCTTTTACAGTCCATTTATTCATTTTTGATGAATGATTATTTAATCACAAACTATATAATGGGGCAGACACGTCGTGCTGTTAAAGGTGGAGCATTATTAGGCGAAGGTGTACAAGGAGTTACGTATGATCTTGGATGCGATAGTGAAGGCGCGTCTATGTGTACAATGATGGAAACAAACAATGTCTCTGAAATTCGCTTGGAACTCGAAAGTGGCGACGTTGTTGTATTAAAAACTAAAGAGGATATCGATGAATTTATTCAGTTTCTGCATTCGACAACTGGAAAAGTTGCAAAAATGTTTAAACCAGCTAAAATATTTAGTATGAAAACACTTCAAAGTAAATTAGACGAAGAAATTGATTTTAATAAAACTGTAAATAAAATTTATGGACGTATGTCGTCTCGTTACTTAACATCTGATCCACTAAAGGGATTTCGTAAACTATCAATTGTTGGTGCAATTGTTGTTGTAAATGGAACTCCGTTGCTATTTGTTGTGTTTGGTACAAAATGTACAAATGTGTACGATATTGATATGAAAAGTTTTGTAGTTGACATTCTATCAAGTTTAGTCAAGCTAGAAACAGCTGGATATTCACACAATGACATCAAGTTGGATAACATTGTACGCTGTTCTCAAAAATACAAGCTCATTGATTGGGGAAAATTAAGCAATAGTGATAAGGAATTTGGAACAACTATATTTACAAGCCCTATTAAATGGTATACACTTGGGTATTCTCAAATTGTATCTAAAAACATATATAAACTATCAAAACATAAAAACGTAAGAGATGCTCCTTTATTCAAACAAAATAACAAACGTATTGTTGAAGAGTTTGCAGATGTTGTAAAGAATAATACACGAGAGGAACTAACAGAAATATTTAAAGGAAAATACGATGTATTTATGTTTGGAAATACTATACTGCAGGCAGTTATTCTTTATAAACTAGACTATGAAAAATACAAACCGCTGATTGATAGTTTCACATCTTTAAAAACCCCATTAAATGCGTCACAAGCATTAAAAGTAGCAAAACAATTTCTTAAAAACGAATAACTGAATATTGTATGATATAGTTGTAACCAAGAGTATGCTACGTAACGATGAGGTTCAAAAACTAAAGAACAACTTTCAGGAAATCTATCGCAACTATACTCCAATGGATCTGTTATCAGTTCTATCGGAAGTTCAAACGTATCTACATAAAGAAGATCCAGTCATTAGACGACTGGCGTTCAATGATGATAATTGGAGATTCAGAGAAATGCTAAAGCTACGGCGAGAAGCAATCCAATCCGAGATACGACGCCGTTAGCAAAACGGAATCTTTTTTATTGGAATTAATAGTCGGTAATACAGACACCATGGCCGGAACGTTTCCTTCTGTGGAGTACCGCGATGACCGCGAGAGCGCGTCGAAATCAACGCGAATCGCCAAGATTGACTTCGGTGAGGATGAGAATGGAAACCCGACACTAACTGTGGCACAGCTTTCTGACCTTCCGATCGATAGCCTGGTTAAGAACTACCAGAGGGCACAGCGCTCGATTGATACCCTTAAGGGGTACTTGGCGATCCTGGACTCGACAATTCATTGTGCGGTGCCGGGCTTCAAGTTAGCCGACAAGGTTGCACGCGAGATTGCAAAGGTTTCGATGACCAAGGAGCAGATTGACGAGATCGCTAAGAAGCGGCTTCAAAACAAGCAGGATCGAACTGACTTCCTACGCGCGATCGCCTATAACAAGCTTCTCCAGCAGCGAATTAAGTCGTTGCTGGAGAATACTCTGGCGGAGATTAACACGATTTCCTAAAATAAAAACCAAAAATAGCAAGAAGTAAATAGAAAGTTTATTCTTCATACACGAGAGGTGTAGTTCTTTTTTTACTGTAGACGAGCTTGGCGCACAATGAACTTAGTTTCACTGTGCTTCGGGTCAAATGAATTCTTAATTACGTCCATAACATCGACGGGATAAAACGGCTTACAACTGAATACATCTAGATACAGATCGTTCGTTTCCTCTACAAAGTGAGCAGTAATGTTTGACGTTTCGATCAGCTGAACTAGAGTATACCCCTTTTTATTTCCCGTTCCAAACATTACAATTTGAGGCTCTCCATATGCAACCATGTCAATTTTAGTTACAAGACGTTTGGTGAACTGATAGATGTTATTTGAGCAACGAATTGATTGAGGTAGGCATCCTGCAGAATTTACAATTAGGTGATATCCCCAGCTCATTTATGAGAGTGTTATGTTCTATAGTGTGAAAATCAGTTTTTGATGAGCGAAACGGATTTATAAAAATCAGATAAATGGACAGTAATCGATCTGACATACACACTGTGCCCACAAAGCCTTCGTCGTGAAGTCCGATCACAAAATGGCGAAGTACTCGGTGAAGTTCAACACCAAGACGGAGGTCCGCCTGTTCTACAAGCCGGATCTTTACGTTCTGCAAGAGCTTAACGACATCATCCACCCCACGCTGAAGGGTGTGGAGAACCCTACGTTCGCACAGAAGCTTGCTGATAAGCTGTGGCGCGACATGTTCCAGACGCCCGAAGAGAAGGTGTACAGGGATGAGTGCAAGAAGGAGCGCGAGGCTCTTCTTGACCCGCTGGGCCACGAGACACTGGACTACGTGAAGGAGTTCCAGATGTATGATCCTATGGAGGATTTCAACACTCTGTAAAACTAGGACTTAAAAAACAAAAAACAAAACCCAAGGGGGGTTTTTGCTTTTTCTGTACATATAAGTAAAAATGTGGAAGATGGCTTTATTCGCTGGTCTGCTGTTCTTTGCTCTAACTCCGGGCGTTCTTGTTTCCCTCCCGGCTGGAGGTTCGCGTACTACGGTTGCCCTAACGCACGCCGTTGTTTTTGCCGTTGTGTGGGGTCTAACGCACAAGATGGTGTGGAAGGCTCTTGGCGGTATGTAAATTAACTTTAACACCCTAACTAAATCAAAAACGAATCACTGAAACATACAACTGTATTTTTCAATGAGTTGCCGTCGTATTTCAAAGATTATGAAGCTGATTCGCGTTCCTCCGAGAGTTAACGCAAGTGCCAGAATTCCAAGTCCTATCAGGAGGATTGTTTTGAGAAATTATGATAACAAGTGTGCAGGAAGTGTTCCGGGACTTCCATGTGATTACAATGTTGTCGATGCTCTAGAAATTGATCACATTCTTCCCAAGTCAATTTACTGTATTAATAGACTTTGTAATTTGCAGGTATTATGCTCAAACTGTCATACATTGAAAACAAAGAATTATGATTTGCCTCTAATACATCTACACAAACAAGGATATCTAAAGCGAAAGCATGTAAGAGAGCACCTTCATCTATTTCTATAAAAACGAATTCACACATTTTAAACTTTTTTATTTCAACAAAATGCCTTATAACGTAACAATTCGTTCCGTTCGAGACATTGATGGCGATGAATCAATTGATATCCCCGAGCATCAGCGTCCCTACGTTTGGGATGGAATGCGAGCTGCGGCTTTTATTGAGACAATTTTGAGTGGTCTGCCAACACATGCTCTGTTCTTCTATCAAGAAGTCAGTGGTGGAAAGTTGAAGAAGTGGATCGAAGATGGACAACAGCGATGGATGACCGTTAAAGGGTATATGCATCCTGAAGAAAATGAAGTCACTGTAAAGAATTGGAAGAAATGGCCTAGCAATGTGACTGGCAAATTTGAAGATCTATCTGCAGATAAGAAGGAAAAAATCAAGAATTACATGTTCACAATTTATACAATTGAAAATGTCAGCTACAACGACAGAATGTGTTTGTTTCAGCGTCTACAGGATGGAAAGCCGTTGACAAATGGTCAGCGATTCAATGCATGTAGTAATACTTCAATTGTTCGACTTGCAAAGAGAATTTTGACAGATTCACGATGCAGAACTATTTGGGCTCTGCCTACAAATTTAACTGAGACAGGTGGAGACAATAAAAGCTTCACGTACCTTACAAATGCAGTTGCAATTGCTAGCGGACTAGCTCTGGAGAATGGTGATCTTATTGTTACAACGTACAATCTAATTGGACCGCATCTTAATAAAAAATACAATGATGTTGAAGTAAATCAGCGTCTTGATAAGCTCATTGATGTATTTCAACGCGCCGATAAAGAATATCCGATTGGCAAGATTGAATTGAAGAAACAATGGCCGGTTGGAACTTATATTGGATATATTCTGTTCAATCTGTTTCAGCCGGATATCGATTGGGAGAAAGATTCTCAAATGTGGGTCGACTATATTGTTCGATGCCGCAAGGATAAGGCTGCGTACTCAATCATTAAGAAAAGTATGCCTACGGAGAGAAATTGGTCAGAAAACCGCTGGAGTCGTGGACTTGAATATGTTCGTGATCCATCTCTTGCAGATGATGTATCTGATGTAACGGAAGATGACGAAGAAGAGGATTAGATGAAAACGAATTTTAAAGTAGTTTTTTATTTGAGTACAAAAATGGACGCATTTGATCACGGAAAGTATTATCCAATGGATGATGAGTTGGCATCTAGTCATCGGCGAGAGGTTGTGCGAGACATGTATGTTGTTATTATGGCAATGATTATCTATTTCACAGCGTTTTATTTCATACTCAGTAAGATTTGAAAACGTATTCTTTTATTAGATTAAAATACGTCTATAAAATGGCGACGACGCAGCTGCGAATTCGTATTCCTGCTAGGACATACGAAGAGGAGAATGGTGATGAGTTCACTGCGTTTGGGGACCTATGTCAATACATTAAACCATCTGAAAGCTGTGGAACGTGTCCAGTTGATGCTGCAGACGCATGTACACTATGCTTAGCAGTGGCCATCAAGAAACCAATTGAAAATAGAGTACGTTATAACGAGTGTATCACGTGGTTTGATCGATGGTTTCGAACACTGTTGCTACGAAAAAGGAATGCGACTATGTAAAAAACGGATTGGCCATCAATTAGTATTTTTTGTTACAAAATGGAGCCTTATGCAGTAGTTGTATTCATTCATAATACTGTTAAGTCTTATGAAATTGTACCGTACAGTCGAGTTGTTGATCGGTTCGCGTGTCTATGTTTTGAGAATGTAGGACTTCGAGCTGATCTTGACTGTCGTTCACGCTTTGCATCCTATTCAGATGACAAGATGATGGTCCAAGTTATCGGGTTTATTAATCGTGAGTTGACTGAACATCTTCATAATGCAATTAAGCGTCTCGAAGAGACTCGTAGACGTAATTGGTGATCGCAAAACGGATATTTTTTATTGGAGCAAATGAGATGTTAACAACACAACACAAGAAAAAATGTCAGACATCAACATCGACGACCTGCCGCTGTACACGCAGCTGTGCATTATGCTCTGCCGTCCTACGACGGACATCTGGGCAATTTCTAAGTGGGTCATGATCGGAAACATTTTGAGCAGCGACAAGCTGCTTGACGTGCAGATCAAGGCAAATCTGGCTCGCGAGATGCGGGTGGAGCTCAAGGGGCTTGAGGCAGCTCGCGCGAGAAACGAGCTGATCATTCACCCCTGGACGGGTGTAAGCAAGGAGTGGGATTATGTGCTGAGGCATATGGTCAAGACAACTGCGGGCCGCGAAGAGGCCAAGAAGGTCCGTCAGGAGTTGACGGAGAAGATCGAATCGCTTATGCGAAACCATGGTGCATTCGTGTCGAATCTCGTCTACAAGATTATCACGCACATGGAGGGAGCCAAGATGGCGGCCAGCGTGCGCAAGGAGCTGATGGCGCAGATGGCGCATTAAATCCTCTACATAGAGGTGTGCATTGAGAGAGTGTACCAATACAGGTTTTACATGGGTTTCCTATAAAACCCTTTTTCATTAAAACGAATTTTTACATAATAAATACGATCAAACTCAAAAAATGCCGTGGCTTACTGAAGTCGTTGCAATGGAGACTAATTTCACGCAACAGGATGTCCTAAATAGATTGCGTGCGAGAATTGCTTTTGAAGAAGCACATGGTTGGGTTTGTTTTGGAGAGATTGTATACTTCAAGAACGCTGTTACTCAAACTATGATTCCCAGAGATACAACTGATGAAAATTTGTTGGCAATGATGCCTGCAATTAAAAAACACGAATCAAAAGGCACAACACAGCCCAAGGAGCTTATATTTGTAGAAAATACAAAGGGTTCTATTGGATACAGTCGTGTAGATGGATGTTACCATGTTTAAGTGTTAAAAACGAATTTGTATTCATCTTTTTATTACGATACTAAAAAGGATAAAATGCCGTACACTATTGTGACTGCAGTCATGAAGCATGATTCTACGCAGGAGACTGTTCTGAATGAACTCGCTGAAAAGATTAATACTCTTGAAGATCGTGGATGGATTTGCGTTGGAAGCATTGTATACTTTAAGAATGCAGTGACTCAGGTCATGATCCCGATTAACACAAGTGGAGCCGATGTTGCGAACATGCAACCTACTATTGAAAAGTTCTTTGCTTCTGGTACAACTGATCCCAAGACGTTAACCTATGAAATGGGTGGATTTGGCCATGCTGGTATCAAGACAAACTACGAAAATAGACAGTATTACGATTACTAGTAAAACGGATTCCAAAATTGTTTTTAACTTAACACCAAAACAGTTCAAAATGCCGTACTATACTGAGCCTAACACCATCACTGAGGATATGCTAACGCAGCTCATCAATAATGATGTTGAGAAGAACATTGAGACTATCACTACCGCGATCATGAATCGCTATAAGAAGCTCGAAGCACTTGGAAATGATGGCGAAGAGGATGAAGTACTAGATATTATGTATGCAGATCGAAAGACAATTCAAGAGACGCCTAAGACAGTGCCGACGTGGAACGAACTAGGCGATGTTGATCAGAAGAAATGGATCATGAGATTGATTGATGCGGGGCTATTTAAGCCGAGGCATGGACAAGGGTTCCACTGGCTAGGTCAGGGATATCGCAACCAGGACCTGTGGTTCTGGGACAAGGAGAAGGGTATTATCCCGCCTTGTACAGACTATGATGATTATGGCGGAGTGCCAGATCACTTTCTAGTTGGAAACGGCGTAGATCAGTTTGCACCGAACCATTGGGAGAATGTAGTAGATCACAATTCATATGTGTTTCTAGCTCCCGAGCTCCTAAAGGAGATTCAGAATACAGCAAAGTCAGTTGTCACGACTCACAAATACCGTGAGAATCCGTATAAGGTTTGGCATACAAGTGTTATGATCAAGGGTCGTGCGTATGCAGTTGAAATTGAAATGGACGATATCAATGATATTGATAATGTCTTCATCTTTGATGGGGGTAAACTATACAAGGATGACTAGAAAACGGATTCTAAATTATGATTTCTTTTTTTGTTCAAAAGATGCCTCTCAACTATTGTGCACTTGGCATGAGTGAAGAGGAGAATAAGATGTTTCAGGATGCAGAGCAAACAATTGATAATCTACAACTTTGGGAGTGGCTAAGTCACAATGATCAACTAGGACCAAATGATTATAGTCTGTTGTCAGATTCACGTCTTGATCTAATTGGTCATAACATGAAGTATACGCATACAGCCAAATCATTTGATCGAACGATGCACGAGATGCACCATCTAGCCAGATTGGGAATTGATGCATATTGCTCATCTTATACAGTGGCATTTCCAGTTCCATCGGCTCCTAAAGAAGTAATTCAGAGAACACCAGAAATGGATGCTAAGGTAAGGGATGAGATGTTGACTCGTGCCCCATTTAAGTCGGCACCTAAGTGGTCTCGTGACTATGTGACTGCATATCCAGATGTCGTACGTAACCTATTTAAGTAGTAAAACGGATTTAAAAATATAATTTCTTTTTAACTTCAAAAATGGCAACTCAAATGGCACATAAACTCGTTGACGAGATGTATGACTACTACAGTGGTCTTAAGAATAGAGAGTCTGAAGACGGACGTCATATTGTATACGAAGATGAATATGAACAGCTAAAAAAGTTGCACACAGCTGCATGTGAAGCAGTAAGTCAAATCAAAGGCGGTTATAGTAAAGCTCTAAAAGATGAATTGGATAGTCTGTTCGATGTTCTTGATGATGCTGAGTACTTTCTGAATGAACTTAATAATTCTCGTAAAACGGATTGAATACTAGTTTGTTTTTTCATGTTAAAAATGACTCCCACTAGCGACACAGCACGTAAGATGATGGCAGACATTCTGGAAAACATCACGGATCGCGATGTCCAAATTGTTGACAATATTCTTAGGGAGTTTAAGTCACTGTACATCGAAAGCCGTGATTCCGGAAATGAGTATACAAAGCTAATTGATGAGCAACGGGGATTTCTAATCGACGAACTATCTTCTAGACAAATGTTGTATTTGAAGAGTTTGGGATTTGTAATTCGCCAAATTTATACTGGACATGGTACCACCAAATACACACTTAATTTTCCGTGAAAACGGATCAATTGTTTTTAACTTTCATTACGTAGAAAAACAAAATGGCAAGCTTCGCAACAACTAACGTGTATTCCGAGAATGCAGTTGAGGGATATCTACTGTATCCTGCAATTGGAGATGCAGCTCTAGAGCGTGAGAATATTCTGGTTCAAATGGAGAAGGTTGATATCAACGCCGAGAGATACGCAGAACGTACTCGAAAGCTGAAAATCAAGCTCGAAGATAAGCTTCGAGATGCATGCCGTAAGCACCGAAAGCTACTGGGCTTCTTTAAGAAGAAGCTGAAGATCATCAAGCCTGCACAGGTTGTTGTTCAGTCAATTCAGCCTAATCCGATGGATTGGGAGATTGGTGTTCCACAGGCAGACGCGATGTAAATAAGGTAAAACTTTTTTAATGCAAATCGGAATCGGTTGTATGCCACGTTTTGCCATGCGTTACATATGAATGAACACGGGCAAACGCCCATGCTTGTTCTGACGCACCTGGACGATGACCAGTTCTCCAAGCCGCCATTCCACGGTTATAAACAGTTTTTAGTGTAGAAAGAGGAACACCACTCGCCTTAGCAATTTCAGGCAAGCTTTTTGCTTCAGGGTGCATTTTATGCCATTTTTGAGTATACGATGACTTACGTGTTTTTACTCCTCTGTCGGTTTTAAACGGACGATATGCTTTTGCAGTTTTCCAAGATAGCTTTGATCTCTTTGTTATCTCGGAATGACGTAATGTTTTATTCTTGTTAGAAAGCCCTTTGTAGTATTTCGGAGGCCACAACATTATCTTAAAGAATATAAAAATGAATAAGAAAACTCAGAGAAAGTTCAAAAAGCCGCGTTTGATGTCCAAAGCATATTGCAAAAAGACACCGTGTAAAAAGATGGGATTTACCCAAAAAGCAAGCTGCAGACCTTATAAGAACTGTTATAAGAAGTAAAAACGGAAAGAGATTTGTTCTGTTTTTTAATGAGCAAATAAGATGGCCTCCCTTCGCACTGAAACCGAGACGATCAATGAGCAACTGGATATTCTTCATGCAAAGAATGCCGAACTTGCGAATCATCGAAAGTATGATGAAATGGGACCAATTCTGGCTCAGATCAAACAGCTTGAAACGTATAAGCTTAGTGTGAATAAAGTATCCGAACTTATGGTTATGATCTCACGACTTAAGCCAATGAACGAGGGGCACCAGAACATGTATGACCTACACGTTAAGAGAACAATCGTTGCAATTAGCGAAGTGCTTCTAGAGTTGAGCCAAAAAATTGATACATTGTCCCACTATCAAAACTTGAAAAATGGAGTTTAAAATGTAAAAACGGAAACTTTAACAGAATAAACTATTTTTGTTTAAAGAATGCCACTGAACAAATCAGAACGCGAGTTTCTGCAAAAACAATTTGCGGAGCTTAAATCTAGGCTTTCTGCGTTAGAAGATTTTATTAACAAGCAGTCCGTTCAAGACGTCGAATCAATTGACAGTGATCTTTATGAAAAGCTACGATCTAAACGTGCCGACTTTACAAACGGAAATCCACAGATACCTTTATATGCTATCTGTACAAATAAATGTCTCGAAGATATGTGTAAGTTTAAACCACTAACAATTGAAGAGATGAAAAAGATTAATGGAATTGGTGATTTTAAAGCAATAACATATGGACAAGGATTTATTAATGTAATAAAAGAACATGTTATTGGGTTATAAAATAATATAAAACGGAAACTTAAAGACTGTAATCTTTTTTAACTAAAAGATGCATTCAAATAATCCCACTATAACCGCTATTACAGATTTCTTTGCATTTGTTATTGCTACAGTTGTCAAAGATATATCACGTCAGAGATCAGGGGCGTGTTATCGATGTGGGCGGATGGGTCATTGGATAGCAAACTGTTATGCTCGTACGCATATTAATGGTTATAATCTTTAAAAACGGAAACTTAAAGACTGTAATCTTTTTTAACTAAAAGATGGAGAAGCTTTATGTACTAAAACTTGAGAATGATAAGTATTATGTGGGTAAGACATGTGATCTCGAATCACGAATTACTGCGCATAAGAAGGGTAATGGAGCTGCTTGGACAAAACAGCATCGTGTAGTCAAAATACTTGAAACACGCGATGTTGTATCGGAACACGACGAAGCAAATTTAACAAAAGAGTTTATGAAAAAACATGGCGTTGATAATGTCCGTGGAGGACCATACTGTCAAGTCAACTTGACTGAAACAACACGTGATTTTCTACAGAGAGAAATTCGAGGAAACTCGGATGCATGTTATAAGTGTGGAAAAGTAGGACATTTTATTCGTGAATGTCCGGGTGAAGAGGAAGAAGAATCTGAAGAAGAGGAAGAAATCTGGTCATGTAGTCACTGCAATAAAGAATTTAAAAGAATGATTCTTGCAATTTCACACGAACGTCGTTGTACTTCAAAGCCCAATACATGTTACCGTTGTGGAAGAGCAAGTCACTATGCAAATGATTGCTATGCTTCGACTCATACAAAAGGCTATGAACTCTGACATGAAACGTCAGACGAATCTGAAGATGATGAGTCTGACGAAAATAAAGACGAAGACGAATCTGATGAAGAATATAACTGTGAAGACAACGTGTACGATGATACCGAAAGTGAAGAAGAAGATGAATCTGATGAAGAATATAACTGTGAAGACAACGTGTACGATGATACCGAAAGTGAAGAAGAAGATGATTAATTTATTTCTAGTGATCTAGACTAATATCTGAAATACATGTATCTAGTTCGATAGTGCCACATTTTTAGACCGGTTAATGAATTTTTACTGTACATATTCAACTTTGGAATAATTGCTCCGGCTAGCATAGGTTTGGTAAGAACAAATTTCCGGACGTATCGATTAAGTTTAGCATCGAGTAATAAGACATTTTTTCTTTTTGCATTCAGTTGCCATTCATGTGCATGTAAATCGATAAACTCGCGAACTGCTTGTTTCATAGCCTTTCTACCCTGAGTAAGTTCAGAAGCTGCAGCAGTAAGTTCTTTCTTGAGCTGTCGAAATCCTTTGTCCTTTTTTACTTCAGCATACGCTTGTTGAATAAGACCGGCTTCTTCGATTGGACTACGATGCTTATTGCAAAGAATACATTCAAAGTTGGTTTCTTTCATGTACTTCAGAACACACTTGGTATGATATGCGTGTTTACAATCCAAACGAACACATGTAGGTGTTGATTCATTTGGATCATCGTATTCTTCCATATCCATGTCATTAAAACAGACAGAGCACGCCGACATTTGAATTATTTATTTTTTTGGGTTTAAATAGGTTGATTTACGATTTGGTTTACAAGTGGATTGGCTTGTAGTTCAAAAATTTTTGGCCATAGCAGATACAATCTAAACTTTCTTTCATTTTTAGGAAAGGGAATGATCGGATAGCAAGACATAAGATCATAAAATACATCTGCTACATGGTGCTGCTGCTGATTTCGTGTTTGAATAATGATGTTTCCCAGAACAATTCTGCGTTGTTCAAATTCCATCTCAGTAATTCGCTTGTAAAAGTTCTCCATTTATTTACATTCGTTACGAATATCCGTAAGCCAGTTGCTACATACTTCTTTCCAAGTTTTGAACGAATATGTACGAGCAGCTTTACGACGGTCATCGAGTGTATCGATCGTATTCTGCATGGCATCTGCGACCATTTTATAGCTAAAGAATGGGCACTGAAGGCCAATCGGCATTGATCCGGGGAAATATGAGTGTCCAATAGCAGGAACAAACTCAGCAACATCGCGAGTCAAAAATGTAGAATATGCACCAACATCGGTAACAACTTGAGGAGCACCAGTATACAAATGCTCTAGCTGACAGAGACCAAACCCTTCACCATCGCTGGTATTAATACCAATATCAGTAATGTTGTATATCTCATTGATCTTAGCATCTGGTAGAGGAGTTGCTGCCGAATCAATAATAATAAGACGATTGCCGAGCTTTTCAATCGTCAAATTGTGAGCAGCAAGTTCAGTCGTATAGATACGCATCAAATCGTAATATCCGCCACCCTGCGGAGTTGCAGCTGTAACAATCATCATAAAGTATGGCTTTTGAGTGTCACGAGAAATGAGTTCTGCAAATGCCATAATTGAAAGATCAATACGCTTTCGCTGAGAATTGCGATTTGCGTTTAGAAATACAATTGCATTCGTAGGTATATTCATCATCATACGAATAGATGCCCGAGTATGATGATCTAGTTTCGAAAATACCGTTGAATCAACTGCATGTTCCATTACAGACATTGTGGGTGTAGGACCATAAGTTGAATACTCGCGAACCCATGTATCGGAAAACATGTATACACGATCAGCACATTCATTGATTTTATCAATTAGCGGCTGCACGGTTCCTCTGTACACAAGATCTAGATAGATCCAAAGCTTGAAAGGAGACTTGCCTTTCTCATACTTCATGGTCTCAATAAACTTATAAATGATCATGGGATCGTTATAGATCATAACCACATCTGGATTTACAGTTTCGAGGTATTCAGTAATTTTATTAAATCCAAATCCTTCTTCACGAGGCTCTTCATTTGCTGCAGCATCGTATTGAATGATACCTTTGGGAGCTGTACGAATTCCTGGGCGAGACGGATGACGCTGAAATCCAAAATGAAAAACTTTTACTTCAGGAACAGTAGAAAGTTGTTGAAGTAAATTTGTAACAACTTTTGCATATCCGGTCATCTGATCAATGTGTGTACTGATAAGTACAAAACGCATTGTGTTATTAATTTAATTTACTGTATGTTTAAACAGAACTTATAAACTCCCATCGCAAATACTCGCAAATCTTTTTCCATATGAAATCGTGAGCAATCAGACGATCGCGTGATTTTAGTAAAGGGAAATACGCTTTGTACTCATCCAGTTCCAGCAGCTCGAAGAACTTGAACAAAATATACGAGTAAGAAAGAAAGTTAGTGCGGTCATCCGGACAGTACAGCAAAAAAGGCGCCTGGATTTCTTGAAACATCGTACGGATCTTTTCTTCAATTTCTGGCGTAATCGTTGGTGGAGGGTTTCCATTAAGTCTCGAAAGAATATGAGCGGCATGCTCGTAATACTTTGACTTATTAAGCTTCTTTAAAATGTCACGAATTTCCTTTTCAGTCATTTGAGCAATGTTTTGAATACGACGCTTCTTAATTTCACTAATTACTTCATGCATAACCTCATCCGGAATAATAGTTGACTCTTTTGCTTGAAACTGGTTCAAGATTTCATTCAGATGGTTAATCTTCTTATATGCGTAATTATTACGCTCCTTAGGAGGATCGCGAAACGATGGAAAATCAGATACAACCATGATATATTCTTCCGATCCACATTTAGGACATACAAGAACTCCTTCGGATGTCAATTCTTCACGAGCTATGTTACATAACTCACAGTGTTCAGTTACAACCTGTTTCATCTCTGCAACTTCCATTCCTTTCAGTTTCATACGAGTAGCGTATTCTTCAAAAAGTTGCTTCTTGCTTTGACTTCCATTATCTCCAGCAGTATTGGTGACTAGATACTTAACAAATGTGTTCTCATCCATGCAAGACGCAGCTGCTTGTTTGGGTTTTTCTGTATTACCATAATATTGTAACATGATGTCTGCATTTTTCACATAATATTCTTCAACTGGATTTTTAGAATCAAGTTTAAATCGTAACTCTTTCAGTTCCGATTCTGCTTTGGATGCTTTTACAATTTCTTCAATTGAACTAGTTACAGTCATATCTTCAACGTGTTCTTCTAACTTTGTACATTGTTCTTCAATTTCATTCGTGTTTAGCTTCGTGTCTTTGATTGAAGATATGATTGCAGAATGAATATGATCAAGTGTACCTTGTGTTTTTGCTGGAGACGATGAATCGGATATCTTTTTTATACGAAAGATATTTTCCATATTATTGTTTCACTAAAGTTTCACTCTTAAAATACTACTTCATTGCGAAAAATAGAAGAAGTCCGGCTGCAATTAATGTTGGAATCATAGTTGTGTCAACCTCAGGCATAGAAAATAACTCTTTAGTTGCAGGCTTACACTTAGAAATATCAGCCTTCGTGCAAAATGCAGGATCAAAATCAGGGGATAATGAAGTAGTCAAAAAATAAGAATCAGATCCACTCGTTACCTGGCATGTGTAACAATCACAAGGCGGTGTTCCATCGGCCGTCATTGCTGTGAATAAATAATACGGATCTAGACCGTCAACATCCTCCATAATTCCAGGAATTAAACCACGTAGATCATTGGATAAGAAAGACAGATCTTGTAAACCTGCAGGCGGACTGCCACCTCCAGGAATGTTATTAATGTAATTGTATCGCGACTGTATAGATCCATCTGTTGCCGTACATGTGCCGCCGGTATTCACAAAGAAACGATTTCCAAGCGGCGGATCACCTGTAACCATTCCTTTGACATATGTTTCAACCGCTCCCAAATTGGTACTTACTTGACCAAATGTTCCATTCGAACCAACTCCCAACGAACTAGGACCCGGAATGTTATCCGAATAGCTATAGGATGGCCCCATCATATCAGTAGTCGAATTTTCCAAATTAGACCATATGGGATTGTTACCCAGATCTCCCATTACTTTTAATAAAGTTTATAAGTTGTTGCCGAAAAACAGGATTGGTTAGCGCACACGGACGCTGTGCTAGAATCATCTTAACTGTAGATTCAAAGTCGTATCCAAATTTCTGAATACAGTAAAGTAGTGTCAGAAATCCACTTCTATTGATTCCACATTGGCAATGTACGAATACAACGATTGATTCGGGATCTGCTAGAAACCTATTCATCGTATTAGCAAACAATGAATACCATTCTGTTATATTAACGTCTTTACTGTCAATAGCATGTATGCATTTATATTTAGTAGGATTATGATCACGAAACCACTGTGGACTGTCAGACTCTTGGGCACAATTGATTACATGCGTGATATTATGTTTTGCTACAAATGCAGGTGTCACCATAAATCCAGCACCAAACATTATCGAAACATGAACTTTAGCAGCAGGATCTTCCATCCAACCTTTAGAATGACGTCGTAGTGCTTTCCAA